CGCTGCTCGTCGGGAAGCAATGGCTATTAAACAAGATCAAAAGTTTCTTTCAAGTTCAATGCATCTTTATTCAACTCTATTTGAGGATGATAAAACCCTTGAGCATGAACGCAAGAAAGAACTAAAGAAGATTACAGAAGATAACAAGAACGACAACACAACCAAAGTCATAGTGCTATCGCAGCTAGAGACTGGTGAGTTAGTTCCTATTTCGGGAAAGAAGGATGATGAGCGAACTTAAGAGAGTCACCTTCTTTTATGGTGAACATCCTACTGGTGAATCAATAGACATATTTGTTACGCCAGAAGCTTTAGAACGCGCGAGACTAACGGTAAAGAAGCGTGGTTTAAGAGACTTCATTGAAGCACTCAATATTCACGTTGATAGAATTGATGAGATTGGCGCTGTTATTTATCCATCGAGTAAAGATGAAGCACCTTTGTTGCCAAGTGAGTAAAGAGTGCCGGCATAACTCTACTGCCCAACGAATAGCAGAACTTGAATCTCAAGCAAAAGCAACGCAAGCAGCACTCGAGAAAGAATGGGTTAAACACTTAGAGCCATTTGATATGAAAGAATGGTACCAAAGAACAGGAAGATCTAATGACTAAAGAGAAACTTATACTAGCCAGAGGATTTGACCATCTATCCTCAATAGCCAATGCATTAAAGAAGATACAAGAAGAGGGCAAAGACGATGCTGAAACAATGCAGAAGGCTCTGCCATTATCTATGGTGTTTCGTGCGATCAATGATGTCATTCATCCTCTCTATGACTCTGCACAGGAACTATTTCCGGAACAGAATCTAACTGAGTTCATTAAGGGATTGCAGGAAGCACATCAAGAAGCAGTAGAGAAGAAGATATTCCCGCCATGTAACTGCTCATCATGCAAGGTTGAAGATGTTCCAGAAGAAGTCCAAAGCGGTAATTGATCATACTTTGATAGATGGTGTTGAAAAAGATCTTGAGCTTTGTGATGGTTGCAAGATTAAGATCGCTGAGTATTTCGATCAATTCCCTATGTATAATTACTTGAAGGGCGGATGCAAAGGTCCATTGCCAATAGTTGCAGTTCCATTAGGACAACCTAAGAAACGCAGAATGAGGAAAGTAAGTGAATCTTCTTCCAGAGACCCAAATAAAATTCAATAAATTCCGCCCAAGACAATACCAAAAAAACTTCTGTCGTGCCTTTGAGGAAGGAAAGCTCAAGCGTTTCTTGGTCATATGGCCACGCCGAGCGGGCAAGGATATCTGTGCCCTCGCGCTTCTCGTGCGCGCTGCATTAAGACGCGTTGGTACTTATATGTATATCTTCCCAGAGTTCTCTTCTGCACGACGTATCTTATGGGATGCCATAGACATTGATGGTAATCGCATCATGCATACCTACATTCCTGAAGAGATTGTCGAATCACGCAATGAACAACAGATGCGTATAAGGCTCATAAACGGATCACAGATACTCGTTATTGGTTCAGATAACTATGACTCTACTCTTGTGGGTACAAACGCCCATGGCATGATATTCTCTGAGTATGCGCTACAAGATCCCAGAGCATGGCAGTTTGCCATCCCCATTCTTAATGCCTCTAATGGCTGGGCGGCCTTCATCTCAACACCACGCTCTAAAAATCACTTGTGGGAGCTCTATCAAGTTGCTTCCAACACTCCTGGATGGTTCTGCGAGAAGCTGACCATTGATGATACGAATCATATTCCTATTGAAGAGATCAAACGAGAGATCAAAGAAGGCCAAATCTCTGAGGCCATGGCACAGCAAGAGTACTGGACATCATTCGAGCTGGGAGCATCAGGAGCATTCTACAGTAATGATATAGATAATCTGCGGCGAAAAGGTCAGATTTCTTTAGTCCCTTGGGAGCCCTATCATCCCGTCTATACCGCTTGGGATCTTGGTTTTAATGACCCTACTACGATCATCTTCTTTCAGATAATCGGTCAAGTCATCCGCATTATAGATTGCTACGAGAACACTAAGAAAGGTTTAGATCACTACGCTAAGATTGTTAAAGAAAAGCCGTACACCTATGGCAAGCACATAGCGCCTCATGACATCGCCGTTCATGATCTGGGCACTGGCATATCACGCTGGAAGACAATGCACGATCTCGGTATCACCTTCATCCGCTACGATACCAAACAACCATCAATAGAAGATGGCATTGAAGCGGTACGCCGTAACCTACCTAAGATGTGGTTTGATGAGAAGTCATGTGAGTCATTACTCAAAGCTCTACAGAACTACCAACAAGAATATGATCATAAACGCAAGGTATATAAAGCCAATCCACTTCATGACTGGTCGAGCCATTTTTGCTTTACTGGTGATACCAAAGTATTGACACGTAGCGGAATGCGTCAGATAATGGACATTACTGAAAATGATGAAGTAATGACATTAGAAGGATGGAAGCCATGCACGAAGGCCATGATAACTCAACGAAGTGCGGAACTTGTGGAAGTTACGTTCCGAGACGGTACGAAGGTGAGATGTACGCCGGATCATTTATTCTTAACGGAGATAGGGTGGAAATCAGCAGAAAGCCTAGAGAAGGATACAAAGATCCAATCATCCTTGATGAGATCACACAATATTTCAACGGACACCTTTATAAGTTATGGCCCAGTGATCGATACTTCTCAAAGGGTGGTAGCCGATTGCATCAAGATGTTTGGCGTGATGCTTTTGGAGAAATACCAAAGAATTGCCACATTCATCACAGAGACAACAATGTCAAGAATAATGCCTTATGGAATATCGAATGCATATCAGCAGCAGAACATTTGCGATTACCAAGACCGAATAATAAAGGGTTCAGCGGTAAAGCCAGAGATGCTGCCGCAGAATGGCATAGATCTGTCGAAGGTCGACTTTGGCATAAACGACATGCAGAAAGAAGTCTTTCATGGACTAAATGGGTTAGAGAAGAAAGAGCGTGTCTTTATTGCACTAAAGAATTCCAAGCGCTCATCAGAGCAAATGCACATTCACAAAAGTTCTGCCATCCCAATTGCAAAGCATCTTATTATAGAAAGCGTAAAATTGCTGCGGGATCGTGAAGATGTTTGGGATATTGGTGTTCCATCAGTTGGACACTTCTCATTATCTAATGGCGCCATCGTTCACAACTGTGATGCGATGAGATATCTCTGTGTGGCGCTGCCTCGCTTGACCAATACAAATGATCCAGTAGCCTTGGAGAAGCGTTATAATGATGCAATGGGCTATCAGGGTGGCAACCTGCCTGCTGTATTTAGGGATGACTTGCCAGAGTCAGGATCTGGTGGATTTGGATTTTAAAGGAGTAAGATGGATATTAAAATATCAAACGCTGTTGAAATGCAGTTTTCAATTTCACGAGCAATATTTGATCTTTATATGGCTCTTAATCAAGAGTTATCACAAGACTGGAAGACATATACTGTTACTATTAATGATGTAACACATGAGCTGAATCCTGAGTGTGAGCCTGTTATTCGCAGAATGGTTGTAAAGGAACTATTAAAGGACGCTCTTATTGCTCATATAGACTCTATTGATGAGGATAATGATCATACTTCAGCATTTAATGCATTTAATGTTATAAAAAGAATACTTTCGGGAGCCCGCAAAGAAGACCATCAGTTTGAGATCATAAAAGAACAAGTAGTGACAAATCTTGATGCCGATGGTAATTCTATTACGGCAAAGCCATTGAATGAGGATAACATCTTGGTACAATGGCAGGATGAAACCAAGTTTAAGTTCTAGGAGAACTAATGAAGCTCTATTTATCACTCTTACTCTTAATGCCAAGCCTGCAGGCAATGAATCAAGTGGTTCCTTCTGATACCGCATCTGATGAAGATGTCGTAGCAGCAGCACTCCCATCAGATTCTCCAACGCCGCATCCTAAACTTATTCCTCTTCTGGCGGCTAATATACGTTCTACTTCTAATCCTGAAGCGCAAGTGGTAACCAAAGCCCTTCTTACAGCGGCAAATGACGTTTTAGGCAACTCAGTCAGCAAATTAACAGCAGGTTATATAACCGCAGGATCAACCATCATTGGCGCGATAATAACCGCATTAGCATCAATCTATGGAAAGAATTGCTAATGTTTGGTTGGATAAAGAATCTATTTGCCTTTAAGGTTAAACCCTTAATTAATACTACTACTCCCTTTACGCCATCAACTCAAGAAGATCCACGCACCGTACAATCAGTAAAGAACACACGCAAGGCATTCAAAGAACAGCAAACAGAGATGCAATTTCGTGCAATGAAAGCACATGCAGCAGATTGTGATGATACGTTTACTTGCACTTCTGAGCCATGCTTTAAGATAAAGCCAGATAAGATTGTAAAGACTGAATCAGTTTCTCCTGATAGATATAATAAGATACGCAAGAAGAATATGAAGTTGCTTAAGGGAATGAAGAAATCTTCTTGATATAATCAAGCGCGCGTCATACACTGTGCCTAGAGTTAAAAAATAGAAGGAGAGTGCCATTATATTTCCTCAATT